TAGACAGGAGATAGAATGAATGAGGCAGTATTTAATTGTGTAGTATGTGATGCTAAATTAATACGGCACGATCCAATTACATGGTCATGCAAAAATAGATCATGCCAACAATATAAAATTAAATTCCTAGGTCATCCTCCAAATCAAATTAAAGGAGGAAAAATAAGTTGGATTAGCGTAAAAGATGAGTTACCAGAATCTGATGAGGTTGAGATTGCATTTTGGGATGGTGTGTTAATGTGCAGNACATTTGGTGCATACACTGAAAATGATTGGTATTGTGGAAGTGATAAAATAGAAACATGTGGATGGAAGGTAACACATTGGAAGGAACCAACTTCCTTACCTGACCCACCAGAACAAGAGTCAATGAAATATGTGAATCCTGATTGGTTTATTGTTGATGGGAAGTGGAGGCATTTGATGAAGGTTCCTAAAGAAGACACCATTAAATTCTATTGTGATGGAGCTTTGGAAGCAACAATAAAAATTTCTCCAGAAGCAAAATAATGACTGGAGACGAAAAACTGGAATTCAAATGTGACGGTACGAGATGAATTGGGAGGAACGATATTTATTGTCGGAACCAGAATCCAAGGTAAAAAGTTACAAAGAATGCCCCTTATGTCAATTAGCACAAACACAGAAGAAGAAAGATGTAGTAGATGTGGAAATCATATCCGATTAGAACATCATATTATAATGGGCTTGGGTCAAGAAATATCACCTATCTTCTTCTGTAATAAATTTTGTAGGGATGTGTGGGTTGAGGATCAATCCGTTATTTTTGAAAATGTAGGCATCTGATGAACCAGAGTGAGCACCCACTTTGCGTTATGATAGTGGGACAAGGGATCACTGCAAATTAGAATTGGTAAATAGGGTAATTTGCAGGGGTGGGTGTCTGATTAAGAATCTTCTCGATTAATAAGCATTATACAAGAGGTCTTGATGAAGAAAAAAGAACTAAAAGAGATATTAACTTTACATCAGAGATGTCTTGGTACAGACCCTGATGGTAAAAGAGCCAGTCTCGGAGGAGTTGATCTCAGAGGATCTAATCTTCAGGGAGCCAATCTCATCGAAGCCAATCTTAGAAGATCAAATCTAGAAGGAGCTAATCTTAGAAGATCTAATCTAGAAGGAGCTAATCTTTGGAGAGCCAATCTCAGAGGAGCTAATCTTTGGAGAGCCAATCTCAGAGGAGCTAATCTCTTCAAAGCAGATCTCAGAAAGGCCGATCTCAAAGATACACAATTACCGAATTTTCAAATACCACAGCATGGGACATTGACCGTCTGGAAAAAGGTTGGTGGAAAACTAATAAAACTGATTATTCCTGCAAAAGCAAAACGAACAGCTTCTTTGATCGGGAGACAATGTCGTGCTGAATATGTAAAAGTTCTTTGGATTGAAGGAGGCGAACCCGTTCGTTCGAATCATGATTCAAACATAGTTTATAAAGTTGGAGAAATAGTAAAACCAGATTCATACTGTGATGATATTCGGGTTGAATGCACAAACGGGATTCATTTTTGGCAAACCAAAGAAGAAGCAATTGAAATGTAAAAGGAACAAATCATGAGTGGAATTTGCAGCAAACATCAAGGGCATGATAAGGAGTGCAGACTTTGTAATGCTTTAAAAGAACGAACATCAGAGGATACGTTGTTTATGAATGAAGTGAAAAATAATTTAAATAATGAAGATTGGTGCGACGGTTTTAAGTACGCATTAACATTATTTGACAGAACTAAATTGACTGAGGCAGAGAAAATGAAAATTGAAGATGTACGTTGGTCGATGCCGATGACTGAAGAAGAGTTCGATATAAATATAAAAGAGATTTGCAAGTGATATTTATTGTCACATACTGAGGACGTGGGGGCAGTACCCACCAGCTCCACCAACATTAGTAAAAAAATTGGGGCTGACATAGATTCGACTTGGATGTAGAGGATAAATTGATGCAAACCGGATGAACAGGCCGGACGGTGTTTCCGTGAAAAGGTTCAACTTGTAACTGACAATTTTAAACAGTTAGTGGAATTCACCAAAGTAACTCAACCTGTTGCTAATGATGTTGATTATGTTCCTGCTTTCATGGTGGGCGCTGAGGCTACATTAGGGTTGGCTGCTTAGTCAATTCTCACCGTTATCTATTGGGACTACCCGTTGGATGACCGAGTTTGGGTGAGCTTGGGAACAGAATTCACCCGCTTGACTTTTTTGTTATGATGTGTTATAATGTTTTTATTGTTAATTTGAATTGGATTGATTATGAAAAAAAGAACCAAAACAGAATTCCCATACCCAAATGTAAAAGTTGGTAAGAAGAAACCAACTCCTGATTCACCAGTTTATATTCCATGGCCATTGACTAAGGCGGCTAGGTATATGAAGTATTCCAGAAATCCAGTACACTTCTCTTTGATTGATAGAGCTGTGAGAGCACAACAAGCAGCAGCTGGTTATGATGATTTGGATCCTTCTGAATTACTATTAGGTCCTACTAATGATGAAATTAGAACCGCCGGTGATAAGGAGTATTATGACTTCTAAAATGGTTAACCAACCCAAGCATTATACTCAATATAAATACGAACCTGTGTTGGTGTTGAATGATTGGTTTGGTAAGGATTCTTTGTTATGGAATGTTGGTAAATATCTTTCACGATATAAAGAAAAGGGTGATCCTATCGAACAACTTGAAAAAGCTCGTTGGTATCTTCAGTTGAAAATGCTCCAGATGAAATATCCTGGTATTGAGGATAATGAATTATTAAAGGTAATGAGGGATAATCTTGAATGGTTTGATGAAAATATTCAAAAACAAATAGAGGAGAATTTACTGAATGGACGATGATTTAACGCTTACAAATATGACCAAATTTTCTAACCATATAGAGGATTTGGTAAAATTAGGAATGACATATATGGAAGCTTTGATTCATTATTCTGATGATAAACAAGTTGATTTTGAAACAATTTCAGGGTTAGTTTCCCAGAACCTGAAAGAAAAGATCCGTGATGAAGCTATAAGATTGAATATGATAAAAGGTGAAATGGATGATTTCTTCTTATGATGTGTATGTGATGTTTGGTGCGATACGAGAGCATTTTGTCAATACCAGATATGATTATTTCAAAGAGCGTGGCCGGATATATCGCCCCCGAAATGGGATGACATCGACCATAGAAAATTGTTGTGAGATTTTACTTGATAAATACAAAACTAAAGAAGAATTATTAAGATTTTTTATGGTGTCCATGAAGGATGAGGATTTTCCCTCAGCTTGGATTGGTCATTATAATAATAAAGCCTTTGATGATGAATACCAAGTTTGGCAAGGTTTCATGTCAAGATTTGGATATGAATTTGAAAAGGATTTGAAACTCATAGGTAGCCACCTTGAAATGTATAACCTGAAGTTGAAAGATATTTACGAATGGGATTGCTTTTCAAGTCCTGTGATTTTAGATTTTGTGTGGCATAAACATGATTTTGAGAAAATATCAGTTGAAACATTTTTAGTTTTGAATGATATTTTCAATTTTTTCTGGAAGTTTGAGCATTTCTCCGGTTGGAATGAAAAGCTTGAAAATCGTTATTTGAAATATGTCCCTTTCATTGTGTATGACAAAGCAAAGTTTTACGGAATGGTGGAGAATATTTTAGTGGATAAACTGTAATATACTGTAATATAAACAATATAATAAGGAAATACTATGTCAAGTTTCGCAAGTATGAAGAAAGCCCGTAAAAAATCATTCACCGATCTTCAATCCAAGGCTAAAGAAGCCAAAGAAGGAACAAAAGCTGGTGGTAATAAAGATGACCGATTTTGGCAACCAGAAGTAGATAAAGCTGGTAATGGGCGAGCCAAGATTCGTTTCCTCCCCGCTCCAAAGGATAACATCGCTCCTTGGATTCAATATTTCTCTCATGGATTCAAACATCCACAAACAGGACAGTGGTATATTGAAAACTCCAGAACCACTTTCCAGGCTTCTGATCCATTGGGTGAATACAACAACAGACTTTGGAATTCCGGAACCGAAGCAAACAAAAAAATAGCTTCCATTCAGAAACGAAAGCTTCATTTTGTTTCAAATATTTTAGTGATGGATGACCCAAACCATCCAGAAAATAATGGGAAGGTCTTCCTGTATCGTTATGGGAAGAAAATTTATGAAAAGATTGAAGAGCTCATGAATCCTACATTTGATGGTGATGAAGAAGTGAATCCTTTTGACTTGTGGGAAGGTTGTGACTTTGAATTACGAATTGTCAAAAAAGATGGTTTCCGTAATTATGACAAGTCCTCATTTCAATCAGCTTCGGAAGTTGGTGAGAATGACGAAGGACGAGAAACAATCTGGAATTCAGAATATGACTTGAAAGAGTTTACTGATCCGGATGGTGGTCATTACAAGTCTTATGATGACCTGAAAGCTCGTTTGACAGCGGTTCTTGGAGCTGATCCTGAAACAATAGATGTAATGGGAGGAGTTCCAGAATATCAAGCCACACCACCTCCAAAACCTATTCCACAGAAACCTTCTGCGGAACAGATGTTGGACAATGATCCAGAGCTTTCAGAATTTGAAGCTTTGGCTGGTTAGTTCAAGGTTGCTGATACCTTGTGAGAATCAATTGATGCTTTTGGACTTGGTGGTGGAGTGTTGATGACATTTGTTCCAGCATTTACCACCGTACTGGTTGATGGAGAATTCACAACTGAAGTGGCGGAAACATTTGAAGTTTTTCTTTCAGCAGCATTCTTTTGAGCAACATTTCTATTCAGCTCTTGTCCTGTTTGGATGGGAGCTGTTTTTTCAGGTACAATCTCCTTTATACCGAGTTGTTCCTGGGTGAAAACCTTTTCATTGACAAGTTGATTATCTCTTTGATCCGCCACGGATTGTTGATCTGCTTTACTCAAATCCTTAAAATCTTTCCCTTCAAATTTAGATTCTAATATTTTTTCTTGGATTTCTTGTGCTCTGTTTTCTCCTTTCGTATCAATAGAAAGTATTCCGGATCTTCCTTCAATAGATGATAAATCTGTAATAGCATTTTTTGACCTTACAATCTCAACTTTTGGTGGTTCTTCAACGGGTTCAGCTACTTCCAATGGTTGGGATTTTTCGGATGTAGTTTTAGGCACTTCTTTTGGTTCGTCTTTCTTTTCATCTTTACCGAATATTTTTTTAGTCATAGCATCAGGTAAAAAAAGAAAGAGTTTCCTTTAATAATGATTTGAAATCAAATTCAAAAAGTTTCTCAAAGAATTTTTTTATTTCATCAATAACATTCATAATGGGCTTCATTATATCTACTGTTTGCTGTTCTAAAACCTTAGGATCAAATCCCAATTTCTCACCAATCCATTGAGTTATTTTCCCACCAAGTTCGCCTAATTTTTGTTTTCATTATTCCAACTATATTCAATATATCACCCAATGATTCAACAATTGCTGTCCATGATAGTTTTTCGGAAAAGAATGTCTTGACTGATTCGACCAAATCTTTTATTGTACCTGAAAAATCATCAAAAAGAGCTGTTATGAATCCTTTTACTTTCTCATAAATTTCTTCCACACCAAAGAAAGCAGCTATTTTTTGGAATAATTCATCAACACCTTTTACGAAACCTTTGAAAAAATCAACAACAAAAGCTTTCAATTTTTCATATTCTTCCTCAAATCCAAAAATGTTGGCTATTTTTGTCATGATGGCATCCAAACCAGAGAAAATTGATGTGAAATAACCTTTGAATATATTGAAATAATTCGTGACAATTCCTAAGATTCCATCAACGATTTCACCTTTGAATAATAATTTGAATGAATCTATAAATCCTGAGAATATACCTGTTACATAAGCCACAGCTTCGGAAAAAACCGCACCGAGTGTATCACCAATTCCTGATACTATTGATTTGATTTTTGTCCAAGCTAATTCAAAATCAGCTTTCAGTCCATCAAAAAAATTAGTGACTCTTGAAATGATTTCATCGAATCTTTGAGGAATAAATGTTGATAATCTATCCCAAACAGCCATAGCATTGTCTTTTATTCGCACAATAGCGGCACTGATTGTTCCAACAACTTCTAAGAATTTTGTCCTAAATGTTTCATACATATCACCCAAACCAATAAAATTCATAATTGTTGAGAGCACGGTATCAATTCCCGATACAATTCCAATAACCAAATTTTTCAATGTATCCTTGATTCCTAGCCACATTTTATCAATTCCTTCTGATATTTGTTTACCATCACCTGTGAAAAGTCCCACAAAAAAATCACCAATACCATCAAATATATCAGAAAGACCTTTTGTGAGTCCGTCAAGCATATCTTTTGGTATCAATCCAAGTAATAATGAATCAAGTATAGTGGTGAGACCTTTTGCGATTGATTGTGAAAGGTCTCCGGTGTCAAAGAATTCAGAGAAAGCCTCAAATAATCCTGAAATAACAGAAATAATTGTACCAAGAAATGGAATTTCAGAAGCTAATTTTGTGGCAAATCCAAGCACTTTTGTGGCTGTTTTTATTACACCAGAAAATACTTTTCCAACTGTACCTAATATTTTACCTATTTTTCCAAATTTACCAAAGAAATTTCCTATCGAAGTGATGACATTTACGAATATTTTGCCGTTAGAAGTGAGAGTTTTAAATTTATTTGGATCTGTCCATTTTTCCAAAATTACCGATTATATCAGCTAGTGTTTTGATTTTTGGAAAATACATTTGGAAAATTTCCCATTATTTTTGCGCTTTTTGTAGCAAATATCACAATACCAGCAAATAATTGTGATAAGTCAGAGAATGCTCCGGCAATAGAACCATCTTTGAAAAAACTCATTGGTTCAAGGAATAAATCAAGTAATCCAGTTAAAGCGTTTAGAAAAACTCCAACAATCTTGAATAATCCTTTTGATAGGAATGTAATGATTGGGGCAACAGCTTCGATTATTGGCGGTCCTATTTTCATTATCACTTGACTCAATTTCATAATAAATTTCATAATGGGCGTGAATACATTATCCATGAAACTCTTTAGTAATGGAACAACATGAATTTTTATTAATTCTCCCAATTTATTAGCAAATATTTTGAAATCATCCCAGAAAGCCATTAATTTTGGAAGTAATTCACCGCCACTTTTTGTGAAAATAGGAATCAATCCTTTGAAAAAATCAATGATTCCTGAAATGAATCCATGTACTGCTTTTGCAACTCTTTTTGTGGCACCAGGTCCAAAATTTGTTCCAAATATTGAATCAAACCAATGAAGATATTGCTCTACTATCCCACCGATTGCGGCTGATATTTTTTCAGCTAATCCATCTTTTCCAAAAATAGCTTTTGTTTGAGCGAGTCCTTTCATAGCTCCTTTGAAACCTTCCATAATAACCAAAGCAGCAGCTACAATACCAGCAAATCTCAACAAATCCTTAAATATATCACCGATACTTTCGAATAAACCTTTTTTCTTTTCTGGTGCATCAGCTTTTTTTACTTGCTCAATATTTCCTTTTTCTCTTTTTTCTCGTTCAGTTTCTATATCACCAAATGATTTTTTCTTTCCTTTTGCCATTGCCGTTAAAATAGAACCTACTTCCCAAATACCAATCTTTGTACTTTCAAGATATTCTCTTTGGTCATTATCAAGAACCATACCACGTGCTGAATCCCTCAATGATTTATCTTGTCTAGTAACTAATCCTTTGAGTATTATTCCAATATCTTTGAGACCAACAAAATTATTATCTAAAACATCATTTATTTTATCAAGTTTTGCTGATTCTACATTTTGAATGGTTTCTTCCTCAGGAGTTAATGGAGGAGATGGAGGTTCTTGTTGTAATTTTTCAAGTGCTTCTGGAGTTAGGCGAGCTATACCAAACTAAATCCCTCAATAATGATTCGATATTTGTTGAAGAATATTCGAGTAGACCAAGGCTTGATTCTATTTGTTCTAATGGTTTTATTACATTATCACTTTTTGAATTGAAAATACCAATACTATTCATTATCAATTCTGTTGAAGATTGGATGTCTCCTAGAATTTTTGAGCTTTTATCCGTGGATTTCAATATTTCCNAGACGGTTTCATCCACATTTTGTTAGGATTGGTAATAATATTTCTTCAGCCATTTTTTATTCTAATATTTATGATATTAGGACTTATTGGGTATCCAATATAAGCCTTACCATTAATTTAAATTAATGATTTTGCTGCCGCTCTTTTTCAATCCTCTCGTTCTCNTCAGCGACCCAGTTAGAAACTAAGGAAACATAAACGTCCCGTTCGAAAGGTAACATATTCTCAATTTCTGTTAAAGACCAACCATGATGCTGTATTAAAGCAAAATTGGTCATAAACATATTTTCAAGGCTATTGGAACTCATGCCTATTGAAAAAAATTCTGTAACCCGGTAATTGTTTGGGTTGCTTCATATCCACAGGTTTTACATTTGAAATCTACTTTATGTTCCAAAACGTGGTTGAGTTTCAAAGAAGTTCCGGATTTTCACAAAATTTTCTTGTGTCAATTGTTCCAAGAAATCAACCAGATCCTGTTGTTTCATGTCCTTGGATTCGTATATTGTTTCACCCTCAAAAATCATTTCAACACAATGAGTGATAACTTTTATGAGACTATCAAAATCATTCGTTTCAATATTGCCTATTTTTTCAGCAACCTCAATTGTTGGGTGTTTTAATATCATACCAATTTCTGTTGGTGTTGACTGAAGGATGATTTTATTATTATGACCTTCGGTTTCCTGTACTTCAATTGTATTCAGGTCTATTGGTATTTCAATAATTTTATCACAAACTCTTTCCCCATTTTCATCTGGTTCTTTGTTTGGACAATTCCTATTTCTGAATCTTAGGTCAACCTTTTCACCAGCCGAAACAGCTCTTAATTTGAGAAAGATATATTCTAAATCAAATGTCGGAAGCTTATCAACATCCAATTCTGTGATAAGACAATTTTTTGTGATTTGTCTTAACGCTCTTACCATTTCTTTTGAATCCTTACCTTCGATGGCTTGAAGGAGAATTTTCTCTTCCTTCACAAGAAATGGTCTGTATTCTATTTTTTGTTTTGCACTCGGTAATGTCAATTCATAATTAGGTACTACTATTTTAGGTAATGATAAAGCCATTATAATCCTTTTCAATTTTAAAGTCCGGTTTTTCTGTGCCGATGTTACTATAGATGATTCTATAGCAGATTGTTTTGATTTTATATAAGAACCTGTTAATTTATTCCAGGTATTTGATATTTTATTGAATGTTTTTGCATTTTCTAATTTATCACTTTGGAAATTTTCTGGTGACCAATGTGAATAAACAAATGATATACCGAGTGTATGGTATTCATGAGAACCCATATCCAAAGTCATGGGTTCCATTGTTTTTGGATATACGTTCTCAAGTTTGATTTTGTATATAATATCAAATTTACCTGATTCTGTATATCCTAATTGGTTTATTATTATATTAGTATTTATATCTGTAAAATAATGAAAATTTTTCGATTCTCCATTCATGTCATGTATCAAACCCATCCATTGATCCAAGAATATTTTTTCATTCATATCTTGTGAAAGGATAATGGTCATTGCCATTTCATTGAAAATAGTATCATAAGGAACCTGAGTAACTGGTCCGTTATTTGTTCTACTTTCTTGTGTGGCAAAGCTTCTACCAGGAAGGGAAGTTGTTTGAACCATCCATGTTAGATTTCTAGCTGGTGCATAATTATCTTTTCCTGTTGATGAAAATACATTCGGAACACTGAATTCAACTGTAAAAAGATTTTGTTTTGGTAATCCACCTTTTATATTTGATAGAAAACCATCCATTGAAAAGGGATTTTCGGCCATTGTTTTTCCTTAATAAAGTTTTTCTGAATCTGACCAAACACCAGATTTACTTTTCCCGACGAATTTTTCAACGGGTAGAAATATTGCTGTGCTCCATTCATCAGCTGGTATGAAAGTGAATGATGATTTTACATGGGAATATAGGTATCTTTTTAGAGCTGGTTTGAAAGCTTTGTATTTTCCGGCACTTTTCAGTAATCCATAGGATACCCTTAATTTTGTGCTGGCATCAAATCTTTGGTTTGTAGCTACTTCCATAAGATTATCTAATAACACAGCTCTAGCTTTTGGATTGATATAATGAAGATTGATACCTAGAAAACCATCATTATACTTTTCAATACAAAGCATGAGTGGAAATTTGTCATAATATGGTAATTCTTCTTTCCATTTAGGATCATAGAAATAGAAATAGATTGAACCAATTTTTGGCTCATTTACGTGCTTTCCTTGAGTGATTAGGTCTTTACGAGTTGTACCTTTAAGAGCTGCTTTTAGGCGCCCTGTGGTGTTTCGGATTTTTGCTCGGAACCACTGTTTGGCGTTATCTATTTTCTTTTTTACACCGGTTTTGTTTCTTAATTTATCAAGTAATGATTCTCTTAGTGCCATATTTTATAAGAAATTGAAATTTTTTTCGTGATATATTCTGAAGTTCCAACCCATTTTTTCACAATGTTTTTTAGCTGCTTCCCATTTAGCTTGATTTCTAACCCATTTGTGAAGGGTTCTCCAACCAATTCTTTTTTTTCCTTCCTTTATAACTGGCTTTTGAGTATCTTTAAAAGGTTTGACTTCAATTAGGAATTTCTTACCATCTTTGTTTTCAATATAAAAATCCACGAAATACCGATGCCACTTACCATCCACAGGATATAAATAAGGTATTACCACACCTTCTGAATTCCNNTTTTTTACACCGGATGAACCATCAAGATAAACCATCATTTTCAGTTCCCATCCGGACCTATATTCAATATTTTTCGGATCACCGATGTATTTTTCAAAGTTTTTCAATTTATAAAAACCTTTGTGGAACCTAGCCATAATAAATCCTTTCTTGTTTCAAGTATGTATAAATACAAAAAAACTATAATCTTTTTTGAGGAAATATGACAAACCCAACAGAAGCTATAGATGAGGCTTTGAAAGAATTCATAGGAACAGAGCTTATTTTTCCGGGTAATGTAACTACTAATATTATAACATTTGGTGTGATCCAGGCAAAAAATACTGGTGAAAAGAGTGGATGGAAANCTACTATATTGAAAAAAGATGTTGTTGTTCTACCTGTACCTGATAATTTAATTACTAATTATGGTGCTACATACAATAGTGAAAATTTTGATTTCACAGGAAAATTAACTGGTGGTATTTCTGGTGATCCGAAAGATGCCGCTAAAACTCTCAAAGCCACAAAAAACACATTAGGAACACTTGGCGGAAAATTATTGAAAGATAAAGCCGGACAAACTGTTGGAGGTGCTTTGGGTGTTGAAGTAAAAACATTTGATTATGAACAATTCAATAATAAAAAGTAATAAATCCACACATGGCATTATTATATCAAGGTCATGGTTTTAGGACTCATGTTTTTGAATATAAATTTTACCCTGAAAATGTTGAAGATTCAAGGACTCTTTCTGATATTTTAAAACATTTTCAAAAAAATTCTCATTCGGAAACAAACCAAACAGCTAAAGAAGGTGGTGGTGATATGGTTTCTTATCCTAAGGAATGGTTCATTGAAATTAGGATAGGGGGTTTATCAGCTGAAAAAAATCCACATATACATAGAATTAAACCATCTGTTTTAACAACTATCGATGTGAATTATAATGTAACGGGTATTCCAGCTTTTTATCCAGAAGGAGCACCAGTTGGTATCGGTTTAACACTTACATTCCAAGAAACTAAAATTTTAAGTTCAAAAGATATAGATAAAGGATATTAAAAGTGATAAAATTAAATGAGGAGGTCCGGTGAGATATTTCGAATACTTTCCGACATTGGAATATTCATCAACGGGAACAATAGACACAAATTTATTGACTGATATTACGGTACGAGCTAAATTCAAATCATTAGCTAAAGAAAATGCTTTTATTTATTATCCATATATTATAAAAGAAGGACAGCGACCTGATATTTTATCACATCTTTATTATGGTAGATCCGAATATGTTTGGATAATCCTTCTAGCAAATGATATTGTAGATCCTCTTTATGAATGGCCATTGAATTATTTTGAATTTAAATCATTTATTATAGACAAATATGGTTCTATTGAATCTGCTTCAACTACAACCCATCATTATGAATTGGTTGATGGTGGTTATGAAATCGACCAAACCACTTATGATGCCACAGCAGTTGTTGATAGAAAAATTGTAACTCAATATGATTATGAAACTCTTTTGAATGAAGATAAACGACAAATAAGGTTATTGGATTCTCAATATATTGTACAGATTACAACGGAATTCGAGAGATTGTTTATAAATGGCTGAAGAAACTCAAAGAGCTATTGGTCAATTTGTAATTAAGGAAGCCNAGCTCACAAATTACAATAAAAGGGAATATAATATTCTAGGAATGAAACAGGGATTCAATCTTTATGAGGATATCAATTCAGCAACAATGAGTGGGGATATTCTAATAGTTGATGGTATTGATATGATCCATGATTTTCCTATCATTGGTGAAGAAACTTTGAGTTTAAAATTTGAATTATTCCAAGGTAAGAAAAATATAGACCTAAAATTCCGTGTTTATAGGATAGGTGAAAGAACTTTACTCCAAGAAAAATTACAAGCATATACACTTTATTTTGCTTCCGAAGAACATTTCACAGCAATGGGAGTTAAAATTAAACATTCATTCAATGGTAAGAAATATTCTGAAGCAGTCCAAACCATTTTTGATGAATATCTTGGATCCAGTAAAAAGATTGAAATTGAAGATACGAAAAATATCCACAAATTCATCATAGCAAATAAAAATCCATTTCAACGCATGGAATTCATAGCTAATAGAAGTGTATCACCGGAAGATGCTGCTAATTATCATTTTTATGAAACAAAAGAAGGATTCAATTTTGTTTCACTTGATAAATTAGCTGGAGAAGATGAGGTGGAGGAATATTCATTTGGTTTTAAAAATATAGATGATGATAAAGTAGATTTAGAACGACAACATAAAGGTGTTATTGAATGGAATCTTGATTCACAATTTGATATTATAAAAAATCAATTGACAGGAATGTATGCTAATAAAGTGATTGCTCATGATATAGTCAATCAAAGTTTTGAGGAAATAGAGTATAAATATTCCGATGAATTTTCAAAAGCGACACATCTTGAAAAAGGACCATTAGCTTCTGGTAAAGATAAGAATATGGACTTGACAGATGCGATGATAAAATTGTTTCCTGCTCAAATTGGACATGATGGTGATAAATCTCATATTGCTAAATTAGAACCCAATATAAAACCAAATAAAGTTGAAGAATGGATGGGACATAGGGTTTCATCCATGATGCAATGGGATGCTGTTAAAATTAATGTGACACTTGCTGGGGATTCTAAATTGAAAGTTGGTGATGTTGTAAAATTCACAGTTCCTACTCAAGGTATTCCAGAAACACAACGTGATAAAATTGATAGACATTGGTCTGGCAAATATCTTATAACAGCCATAAAGCATAGCGTTTCAAATGAAGGTTATTTTATGGTGATGGAATGGACCAAGGATTCATTTTTCAATCCTGTTCAAGATAAAGGATTGTCATGATCACTTTTCAGGAATATTTGGAAGAAGCTAAAAGTGATGAGGTTTATATTTTTGATATTGATGACGCAATACTTTTCTCCAAATCAAAAATCTATTATACAGAGCCTGGTGAAAAACAGAAATCAGTTGGAACACAACAATTTGCTGATATAAGATCCAAATTACATCCCGATACTGAATATGATTTTCGTGATTTCAGATTGTTTAAGAATATATACACAGCAATTTCAAAAGCTGATCCATTTCTGAAAACCTTGAAATATGTTGATAAAGCTGTGCATAATAACATAAAGATAGGAATTATAACGGCAAGGGGAAATCAAGATGCCGTTCGTGCAGGGCTAAAAGATTTCCTCTTATTCAAAGACAAGGACGGACAACTCAAACCAATACCTAGAAGTTTGTTCCGGAAGAAGTTTATTTTTGCTGTTTCTGATTCGTCGACTTCCAAAGCTTTACAGAGAATGGGTGGAGAAGGTTCTGCTAGTTCACCTGAGCATTTGAAAGCAACAGTTTTACAAAAGATTTTTGGTGATAAATTCGGATTCAAAAGGATTTCATTTTTTGATGATGATCCTAAAAACATAGACACTATAAACGCACTTAATGATAAACGTATTACGGCTATAAAGGTATGATAACTTTTTCTCAATATAGACAACTGGATAATTTTCTTAATGAATCTAAACTTTTAGATTTTTCTGGTATTGATGATTTCAATTTACCGGATGCTCAATACATTATTGGTATAAATCAACGAGATTTAGAACGGATGAAAAGAAAAGCTCTCCGTAATGTTGTTAATCCTAAATTGAAGCAAAGAATAGAAAACTTTTTTATAAATTTGTGGGACCTTATACAGAGTTTTTAAATGGCAAAATATTTCATGGGAACTGAAGGTTTCGTATGGTGGCAAGGAGTAGTTGAAGATATAGATGATCCCATGATGATTGGGAGAGCCAGAGTTCGCGTGCTCGGATTCCATGGATCAGATGTTGAAAAGATACCAACAGAAGATTTACCTTGGGCAATGCCTGTTTTGCCTTTAACTGATTTTGCTTCACCGACAGGATTAAAATATGGAGATTGGGTTGTTGGGTGGTTCAGGGATGGAATGGATGCACAAGAGCCTGTAATAATGGGCAAGTTATCGGGAGTACCTAGTGAACCAGGTGCTGCCAAAATGGGTTTCAAAGATAACAGAGAATCATTTGAAAATCCAGTTCCTCCGGATGGTTTGTCTTTAAAGACTGACGGTTCCGGTAGTTCGATTACAGAAGGCACAGCTGCCGCATATCCGATAAATCTTGAGGAACAAACAACTCCAAGGGAGGCAAGGAATGATGATAAAATATCTGAAAGCATTATACAACAACGTAAGGATGATGTACAATCGGGAATTGCAACCGCATTGGGGGGAACTTTTGACGAACCTACTACTGCTTATGATGCTAAGTACCCTTACAATAATGTTATTCGTACTGAATCCGGTCACGTTATAGAATACGATGACACACCGGGTGCAGAAAGAATTCATATTTATCATAGAAGCGGATCTTTTGACGAAACTGGACTATACGGAACAAAAGTATCCAAAGTGGTAAATGATAAGTTTACTTTTGCCCTTAAAGATATGAACCATTACACTGGAGGGGATTCAAAAGAAACTATAAATAAAGGAAAGAAGTTAAAAGTTACAGCTGATATGGAAATTGAAATTGGTGGGAATGAAATTCAAGACATAACAGGAGATAAAACACAAACCGTTGGTGGAAAAACTGAAAATGTTTCTTCCGATACTACAACCATTCAAGGTTCAATTATTTATTTAAACTAATATGGTAGAATTTAAAAAAACTAAAGAATTATTGAAAGAGCTAAAACATAGATATGAATTGAAGGAGTCTGAAAAAATTATTGAAATTCTTTCTCATTATGAAAAACAATATTATAATGCAACGCATAATAGGACCGCTCATGACAGCTGATGAAATGATAGTAGAACTTGGAAAACTTCGTGATGAAATGAAAGGCCAAGATATAAAGGAATTTGATGTGATCAAGATGCTTCAAGAAGGTGTGTTGAATTACAATGAAAAGCAGAAATTGTTTGACTTTGATTTTGATACAAAAACACTTACAATAAATTCTGATTTTAGGATTAAAATAAAAGGTGATTTATACATTGAAGCGAATAAGCATATTATGGTCAATTCAGGTCAAAAGAAAGATCCGAGAAGGGATGATGGATTGGAATATTCAGTATTTCTCAATTCAAAAGTTGATAAAAAAGGGCAACCAATTGTGGTGAAACCAAAAATCAAAGAAGGCAAGACAGTGTTAAAGAGCTTGCGTGATGTGAAACTTTTACCAAAAAGGAAATAATGGCCACTCATTCAGGAACAGATAATCAGTTGTTAGCTGTTATCGCTGATTATACCGCAAACACAGCTGATGATACAGGATTGATGGTTCCGGATATTGATACTATTCGTGCTGATATTGCTTTGATAAAGGCTGATATTGATGATATAAGGGCAAACACAGCTGTTATAGAAGATAAGATAATATTAATTGAAGTAGATACCGAAGAAAACAGAATTTCACTCAATAATATAGAGGCTGATTGTGAACAAATCCGTGTAGAATTACAAGATAGTTCTGTTGATGATTCTATTGATGCTGGCCTTATGGGTGCTTTTCCAGCCGCTGGTGCTGATTCGAGAGGACCTGTTACCACAAAAGATTTCGTGAAACTTATTCTACAAGAGGTTCGTTCATTGGATGATGGTGCTACTGGAATTGATCATCATAGAGATGGAAGTTCTGGTATTACACCTTTTGCTTTCACTCTTGCCACTGAAATGTCTGGTGCTCAAGATTTGGATGGTAATGGAGAAGTTTTTGGTGTTGATTTCATTATGGATTTGACACTTGATAAATATCCGCCAGGATTAGCTGGACTCGTGACGAAATTTTATGATCCTGGTTTTCCTGGATACACCGCCTGGACTGGTGCAACATATTCATGGGATGCTTTATTGGCTACTCTTCCAGCCGGACCTGTTGCTGACGCAGCAGCTTTGGCAATTGTTGACTTTAAAAAACTATAAATAATAATGACTCAGAAAGAAATCTTAAAAGCCAAAATTTTGAAAAGATTACATAAAAGAGTTGAAAAACAATTGGAAGAAGATAGAAAATACACCCCACCAGGATATGATAATGTTTATTGGAAAGGTGTTGAATGGTTGGATTCTCCCTAAAGCATTATAATTTTATAAATCCCATCTGTAAAAGGATGAAATCCAAACAATCTAAACGAATACCAAGGCGGGGAAATTAAAAATTTTATAAATAGTAGTAGGAGATGGATAGCGTCAACTATCCATCAATCACTTCAACACAATTTATTAGAGGTAAATCATGTCAAAAACTACTACTGCTTATATTTATAAAATCACAAATAAAATTAATGGTAAGGCTTATATTGGGTTTACTTCAAGGTCTGTGGAAGAAAGATTACAAGAGCATAGAAGAGCTTTTGGTAATAAAATTTTATATAAAGCTATACGAAAATATGGATGGGATAATTTTACGAAAGAGGTTATTTTTGAAAGTTGGGACCCCAAATGGTGTTTGAATGAAATAGAAACTTTTTTTATTAAAATATTTGATACATATCATAATGGATATAATATGACTTTTGGTGGAGAAGGCACGCTTGGTTATGAAAAAGTTGTTAGTGAAAAAACAAAGAGCATTTTATGAAAAATCACTATTAAACAATTTTCAAGAATTGAAAATAGAAAAATAGCTTCGGAAAAAACAAAAAAGCATTTTCTAATTGATGAAAATAGAGATATACAAAGAAAATTAAGTGCTTTATATAATTGGACTATATTGAAACCTGATGGAACAAAAGAAATTTCTATCAGTATTAAAAAATTCTCCGAAGATAATAATTTACCTAGTAGGGATTCTTTATCAAAAACTTTTACTAATGGTAAATTTTATTATGGATACAAAGTTTTAAAAAAGGAGGTGATGAGATAGTGCCGAATGCTCACAGACAAGGGGACATTGGATCCGGGCACGGATGAATTGATGGCCTCCAAGAAATAGCGCCGCCGGGAGCGGCAATGTATTTACTAATAACATATCCCAACACAGACAATCGGATGGGTGGAATTCACACTGTTTTCCGTGTGTAGTTCCACCCCCATAACTATGTCATGGCTCAGCTTTAGCGGCTGGAAGTCCGACTGTTATAACGAATGGACTCCAATCTGCTAGAATAGGTGACCCAGTGGCATGTGGATCAGTTTGTGCGTCTGGTTCAGGAAATGTCTTTATAGGACCTTAAAAACATGGCTAAATTACCTTCAGACCCAAATAGAACTTATAGGGATTTTTCCTTTTCGTTCGCTCACCATCCTGTAACGGGTGATTTAGCCATGCTTACTGGTGGAACTGCTGTATCAAGAAGTATAAGAAATCTTGTTTCTACTGATTTCTTTGAAAGATATTTTGATCCGAAATTTGGTTCCGGTGTGAAACAATCACTTTTTGAACCAGCGAACGGAGTCACTTCCTCAATGCTTAAAAATAAAATTGAGGACGTTATTGAAAATTATGAACCAAGAGCAGAATTGATAGAAGTTAATGTGGAACTTGAAGTTGATGAAATGTATTACAAAGCGGATATTATTTTCAGAATTACATCAGAATTATCACCAATTGAAATAGAAATATTTTTAAAAACGAATAGGTAAATAAATGTCAACCTTACCAAAAATATCCCTAGTAGAACTTGATCCTGATGGAATAAAAGATTCACTAAAAACATTTTTACAATCTCAATCAGAATTCACAGATTATGATTTTGAAGGTTCCGCTTTAAGTACATTGATAGATTTGCTGGCTATGAATTCCCATTATCTGGCTTATTATCAAAATATGGCTATCAATGAAAGATTCCTTGAAACAGCTGAATTGAGAAAAAATGTCGTTTCTATTGCTAAACATTTGGGATACACACCACGATCAAGAACTTCATCGGTTGCTGAAATTAGTATAACAATTACTCCAAATGATACACCAACCAGTATTATAATTCCAAAATATACCCAATTTTCAACTACTCTTGATTCTGTTCAATATACATTCAATACAGCTGTTGCTAATGAAGTGATTCCTGTGCTTGGTGTTTATTCTATGGATAATGTAAATTTGATAGAAGGAAAACAATCTTACATATAGATTTACGGCAAACACAGCTGATCCAGACCAGCAATTTATTATTCCAAAATGCTGGTATAGACACCGAAACATTAACTGTAAATGTACAAAATTCTGTATCAGATACCAACACGGATGTATTTACTTTAGCCACAGATTTAATGACAGTAAATGCAAACACCAATTATTTTTTCCTTCAGGAAACAGATGATGAAAAATATGAGGTAACATTTGGTGATGATATTATAGGAAAAAAATTAATTGATGGAAATATAATAATTACGGATTATTTGGTTTCTAATGGTGATGAACCAAATAAAGCTAATTCATTTGTGATGGTTGATAATGTGGCTGGATATACAAATGTGGCTATTACGACTACAACAGCTGCTTATGGTGGTGCTGCAGCAGAAACGATGAAAGATATAAAATTCAGTGCTCCTAAACATTATGAAACTCAAAATAGAGCGGTGACTACAAATGATTATGAAAGAATTGTAACCGCTGATTTTGCTAATGTTGATGCTGTGAAAGCTTATGGTGGTGATGAAGCTGATCCTCCAGTTTATGGAAAAGTTTATATAGCTTTAAAACCAAAAACAGGTTACACGGTCACGGAATCAATTAAAGATGCTATTAAACAAGATATTTTGAAAAAGAAAAATATAGTTTCTATCACTCCAGAAATTGTTGATCCAGATTATATTTATTTACAATTATCAACTATTGTGAAATATGATTCCAGAGTGACATCGAAATCAGCTGATCAATTACAAAATGAAATTCGAACATCTATTGATAATTACTCTGAAAACGAATTGACTGTTTTTGATAGGGTGTTTCGATTTTCACCTTTTCAACAAACAATAGATGCTGTGGATGTTTCAATCCGTGGAAATTTATCCACAATAAATTTGATAAAAAGATTGGTGCCAACACTTGGAAGTAACACGAAATATACAGAAAATTTTTCAAATGCTTTTTATCATCCACAAGATGGGTTTGAAGGAACTATAACATCTGATAAATTCACCCATTCACAAATTGCTAATTGTTCTTTAATAGATAATGATGGTGTAATGCAAATTGTTTTGATAATTGGAGCTGCTACGACTGTCATTGTTTCCGATGCTGGGACGGTTGATTATTTGACAGGAAAAATTGTTTTATCTGATTTTTCTCCTACACTTATTAATTCAACTGAAAATTATATCAAAATTTATGCTAAACCAGAAATCAATGATGTAATACCAACAAGAAATCAAATTGTACAAATTGATCCAGATGATGTAACTGTTTCAATGAGTTTAGATGAAATTACTTGAAAAACCACCGGTTGATTTAAATGAGATAATGGAAGATATTGAAGATGAGGAATGGTTTCAGGCTTGGAAACAAGCTATGGAATATTTTAATGAATTATTAATGGAGTATGTAAATGAAAAAAACGAAGATAAAGATAAATGAAATTACAATAGAAATTGATGGGAATAAAATAAAACTTCCTATTGAAGCTGCAAAAGAATTACGAGACATGTTGAATGAAACTTTTCCTAAAAAAACTGAGGAAAAGCACATCCATCATCATGATCATTGGAGATGGTGGAATACTAATCCTGTTTGGTATAGTGATCCAACACCGAGCATCACTTTTACAAATGATGATGGTTCGACAACAAGTGATTACATTTTCCAATGTGATGGTAATTCAGCGGAGGTTGGTTCATATTCAACAACTTCCGGTAATTCTTCATTGACAGATAATACAAATATATCTTATACAGTATAATAAATGGCCCTTGAACTCAAACATTCCACTCTAGTAGAACAGCAACTCCCTGCGTATGTGAGAGAGGAAGGTCCAAAATTTGTGACCTTCCTCAAGAAATATTTTGAGTTCTTGGAGCAATCTGGAAAACCAGTTTATGAGATAAGAAACTTTCTGAAGAATACCGACCTGGATACAGCGCCAGATTCACTTTTGCTTTATTTCAAAGATGAATTTTTGAGTAAATTTCCAGATAACATGGTGGCTGATAAAATCAATATAATGAAAAATGTTATTGATTTTTACAGAGCTAAAGGTACTGAGGATTCTTATAAGTTTTTCTTTCGTGCTGTGTACGATCAATCGGTTGATATTTATTATCCTTCATCTGATATTCTTAGAGCTTCGGATGGAAGATGGGCAAATGAGAAAACTATTCGAACCACTTCACCGGCTAATATTTTTGATTCTTTGGGTTATGAAATCAATGGTTCTGTTCTTTCAGGAAAAGCTATTGTTGATAAAGTTGAACAATTCCAAAGTGCAGCTTCAATTGTTTCTGAAATATTTCTTGTTGATGTTGAAGGAAATTTTGCTCCGAATGAAACCGTTACAACAACCAACGGAGTAACAGCACAAGTTTATGGTTTGGTTGAATCAGTAACAATTACAACTCCAGGAACTGGATATACAGTAGGAGAACAGGCTGTTGTTTCTGGAGGAGGCGGAGGTGATGCGATTGTTACTGTGGCAACTGTTGGTGGTTCGGGCGAAATATTAACAACTCTTATTCAAAATGTAGGAACTGGATTTGTTACAACACCCACTATTTCATTTACTTTCATTGGAAATGGTGATGCTGTTGGATATATCACAATGGGAGCTATTAAAACCTATGAAGGAAGATGGCTCACTAATGATGGTAAATTATCATGGGATAAATATCTTCAGGATAATTTCTTTTACCAAGCTTATTCTTATGTTTTACGTGTAGACCAAAGTATAGATAAATACCGTGATTTGGTGAAGGAATTGATTCACCCAGCGGGTATGAAAGTTTTCGGGGAAGTTTCCACCGAAGGTATTATCATTGCTCCGTTAGATATTTCTGTTGATTCTGTTACATTTTCACCTTCTGAAAATGTAATAGTGGCGCCAGCGACAATTGATTCAACGGAAACTGCTGTTACACTTTCTTGGCTAAGACCATTTGTAAATCCACTTTGTCAAACTTATGGTATATTTTCTGACATAGCAGTTTATGGTGATGATTTAATTTCATCACAAGGTGATACAGTAATTTCAACATTGACGGGTTCACGAAATAATTGTTTTTTAAATCCTTATGATTATGTTTGGCCGATTACATTAGCTGATATATCAACCACTGAATTGGATGATATTTGGTGGGTCCAGCTTTCACAATTGGATTCACAAGGATTTCAAACTGATGTATTGTATTCTTATATAAATCAAACAGGAACCGTTTCAATGTCAGCTGGAACGAAATCTATTGTTGGTGTTGGAACATTATTTTCAACTGAATATGGAATTGATGATTTGATTGAAATTGGGAATGAACTACATAAAGTAGCCACAATCTCGGATAATCTAAATATGACAGTATATTTGGATGCCATTGGTACTTATTCAGGAGTTATATTAAAAAGGAGAACTGCTGAATCCGGTTCACCTTTCCCAATTGACGAGAATTTTGTTTTAGGAACTTCACTCTTAGGAACTGCAACATTATAAAGGAAAAATGGCACATACTAATTTAGGAAAAACCAATGGTGAGGTATTAAACGACACCGAAGTTAATTCGTTATTGTATTTTGATGGATCTAAACTTGGAATAGGGACGGCTATCCCTGATGCTGTTGTGGAAATTGAATTGGATCAAAATGATACAACCAGATTACATATAGACAATAATACAGCTGGCACATCAGCTGCGTCCGGTATATCTTTGGAATCTGATGCTGGAACAATGTATCTCAATACTTATTCATCATCATATACTACGTCAGGAGTTCATATAGCTGATTCTGGTCAAATAAGGTCTGATTCTGTTTTATCCGGTGGATTGGTTATTGCTTCAGGTCATGCTACAGCCGACCTTTCGCTTTGGACAAATGATTTACAAAGAATGACCATTGACGGAGCAACTGGAAATCTAGGAATCGGAACGGCATCACCACAGGGATTGGTTAATATTTATGGTGGTAACTCAACTGCAACAGCGAGCACAAGCGCCAATGAATTAGTTATTGAGAGCAATGTTGATGCTGGAATATCAATTTTAACAGTGGACACACAAAATGCGAACCTGTTTCTTGGATCTGTTTCAGATAATTTAGGGGCTTTATTACAGTGGAATTATGACGGAGAAACAAATGGCACTTTTAAAATCGGGACGGGAAAAACTTCGGCTCAATTGATTTTTACGGACGGTGCAAACGTAGAAGCCATGCGCTTGGATGGTTCTGGCAATCTAGGAATCGGAACAGCATCGCCACAGGGATTGGTTAATATCTATTCAGGTGCTAGTGGGGCGACTGTTGGAGCAGGAGCCGATGAATTGGTTGTAGAAGGATCAGGCGCAACAGGCATCTCTATTTTAAGCCCGGATGCTTCGTTAGGGAGATTATTCTTTGGAACCGCTTCAGACAATCACGGTGCTTCAATTATTTGGGATTACACAAGCAATCTTTGTTACATCGGGACAAGCAAGTCAAGTGCTGAATTAGTTTTCCGTGATGGGGCTGAATCAGAAGCCATGCGCTTGGATGGTTCTGGCAATCTAGGCATAGGCACAACTTCGCCAGATGGAACGCTTCATATTATGACAGGATCAGCAGGGAGTGTGACTGCTGATACAGGGGCAGATGATCTGGTTGTTGAAAATTCCACCAGTGGAGGCATTTCTCTTTTAGTTCCCGATAACGCATCCTCACAGTTAAAATTCGGTACTCCCACTGACCCGACAGGTGCTCAGGTTCTATGGGATTATGATGGTGACACAAATGGTAAAATGATTATTGGAACACAAAAACCCAGCGCACAGGTGGTTTTTCGTTCTGGTGATAGTTCAGAAGCCATGCGCCTAGATGGTTCTGGCAACGTAGGCATAGGCACAGCGAGTCCAAGCACAATGTTGCATTTAGACGGAACTGCACACATCACTTTTGAATCAACACCGTCTGGATATACTTATGTTATGGGGCCAAACACTTCTACTCCGTGGAATTTTGAAATTAGTAAAGGAGGAGTTGATTTTTTCGCCATAACTCCTTCTGGAGATGTTGGCATAGGCGAATCCGCACCTGATGCACTCCTGACGTTGAATCAGGGGGCAGGGGATGGTAATATTCTGTCATTCAAATCCAGTGATGTTGCTCACGGGCTAACTACAAGAGCAGAAACAGATACTTATGCGTTTATAACAAAGGCTGATGCAGCTGGTGGTGGGCTTTTAATGCGAGGAATAAAAGATGCTGGATCGGGTGCTGGTTTCGGGTCATTGCAATTTTATGCACAGGATCAAACAACTACAATAACAACANCTNCNACTCANCTGGTTTTGGTGAACTCAGATTAATTGCAACTCAACATGACGGAGCAAAACACAGAAAGTTCAATTGCAGCAGGAGGAAATTTAGTGTCCATTGAAAATAATAGTGTTGTACAGCAAATTTTCAAAGGTGATGGGGATATTTACACCAACACTGACCAGACAGCAGGACTTGCAGGAGTATTTGATGACTTTGATGATATTGAACTTGCAAGAGCAGCACAGATGGGGATCGGTAACAAATGGAGTGCTGAAGTCTGGAAGAAGAACGAAAGCAAGTTAGAAGAATTGGGAATCATGCAGAATAAATTTGTCTCACACACTAAGATGATGGCCTTGAATCTTGGAGCAATGGGCCAAATGTGGAACATGGTACGAGCATTAGGTTCCAAGTTGGGACTCTCGGAAGTAGAACTTAAATCAATGGCAAAACAATATACATAAATAAAGTAGAAGAGGACGGCAATCCATCCTCTATTACTTCAACATACTTTCACAGAAGAAAGAATGTTAAAAACTACTTGTTGTATTTATAAAATCACTAATGAAATTGATGGTAAATTTTATATTGGATTTACAACTGATTATGAAAAAAGATTAAGAGCTCATTCCAAATCGCCTGGTAATTGTCCTAAATTCCATGCGGCTATAAAAAAACACGGATGGAATAATTTCAAACCAGAAATTATTTATGAATCATGGGACTCTGATTGGTGTTTGAAAGAAATAGAACCAATTTTTATAAAACAATTACAACCAGAATATAATTTAACAAAAGGTGGTGATGGTGTTTTAGGATTGGTTCATTCTGAAAAAACACGGAAAATAATGAGTGAGAAAAAACTTGGTATTAAAAGAGGACCACATTCTGGGGAATGTAAGAGAAAATTAAGGGAATCAAATCTCGGTCAGAAAAGAAGTCCTGAATCTTGTGAAAATAATCGACAAGCTCAATTGAAAAGAAATCATAAGCATAGTGAAGAAACTAAAGAAAAAATGAGTAATTCGCATCAAGGATTTAAACACTCAAACGAATCTTTAAATAAAATGAGTGTTTTGAATAGTGGTGAAAATAATCCAAATTGGGGAACATTTTGGATAAACAAAAATAATATAAGAAAAATGATACCAAAAAATTCATTACAGGAATGGTTAGATAAAGGATGGATTAAAGGTAAACTAATAAAAACACTCTAATTGAAATTAAAGGAGGCACCATACCTGCTATCGCCACACACAAATTGAGAATTCTGAATGCAGAGGCTCTTATTGAGTCTTTTTCTGAAGCATCCGCTACAAATTATTATACATTTATTGGAAGAGTGAATGCCTGGACACCGGATGATAATGCTCCTCCTACTCCAACAGATGATGTCCAATCCGTTTCGTATGACCATTGGCGTGATATGATTGCCGCTAAACGAATTCAATCAACAGATATTTCCCATGTTGTTCCTAGGAATAATTGGACAACAGGTACGGTTTATACAGCATATTCCGATACCAATCAAACTCTTTTTTCGGATCCATTTTATGTAATGAATAATATTAATGATGTTTACAAATGTCTTTTTAATAATGCTGGAGCAGCTTCAACAATACAACCAACAGGACAAGGAACCACTGTTATCACAACTGCTGATGGTTATAAATGGAAAATATCTTTATACGATTGGTGCGGCTGATGGTTTAAAATGGTTGACTGAAAATTATATGCCCGTTAAATTTGTTGATGGCCAAGGTGGAGATGATAGTTCCGACCAATGGGATGTGGCTTCAACAGCTGTCGATGGTGCGATTGATATTGTATTGAGAAATGCTGGGGGTTCTAGTTATACTGCTATTCATACTGGAGTTTTAGCTTCTGTAACAAATTCAACGGTTGTGGAATTAGCTTCTGGTGCTGATGGTTCTTTTTCTAATATTTATGCAAATTCCGCTATTTATATTACAGGTGGAACAGGTCAAGGACAATTAAAAACTATCAATGCTTCAAATACTTTAAAGCATATCACTGTTTCTTCTGCATTTACTACTGTGCCTGATGGTACTTCCACTTATTCTATTGCTCCTGATGTTGTTTTTACGGGCGATGGTGCCGGTGCTACAGCTGTTTTGACAGTCACCGGTGGATCTGTAAATTCAACCGTTACTGTTTTAACATCAGGAACTGGCTATACAAACTGTATTGCTACTGTTACTGCTAATGCTTCTTATGGTTCTGGTGCTACGCTTACTCCTATCATTGGTCCCAAGGGTGGACATGGTTCTGATCCTGTAGAAGAACTTGGTGGATATTATGCGATGATAAACACACGACTCCAATATGGTGAAGCTAATACTTTTACGACTGATAATGATTTTAGAAAAATTGGTATAATGTCAAATCCAAATTATGCGAATGGTGATTTAGCAACAGCTTCGTTGATAGATCAAGGATTGACATTTCAAATTTCAGGAACTTCAGGAACATTTGTCGCTGATGAACAAGTGACAAATCCTGGTGGAGCCTCTGCTACATTGATTGATGCGAATTCAACTGTTATGCGATGTTTGAATCAAGTAGGAACATTTGCCAATTCGGATGTAATTACTGGAGGAACATCTTCAGCTACTTGTACAGCTGATATAGTTACTGGTGGTGAATTTCAATCATTTTCAGGTGAAATATTATACATAGAACAAAGAAAACCAATTACTCGGTCCTCGGATCAAATCGAAGATATTAAGATTATAATTCAATTCTGAGGAAGTAAAAAATTGATATTATTGATTTTATTTCTTAGAATGTGTGTTTTATATAAATACAAGTAGTAGAAGAAGCAGATATATGGTGTATCCGCTTCAATCACACCAAAAAACAACTTATTGGAGTTGCCTCATGGAAACTACTACTGCATATATTTATAAGATAACTAATAAGATTGACGGAAAATCTTATGTAGGATTTGCGAGTACATGGCAGAATTTTATAAAACGAAAATCTGTTCACAAGAAAGCTTCGGGATTGTGTCCTAAATTCCATGCGGCTATAAACAAATATGGATGGGATAATTTTGAATGTGAAATCCTTTTTGAATCATGGGATAAACAATGGTGTCTAAATACTATTGAACCATTTTTGATAAAGCAATTTGGTGATTATAATTTGACTGAAGGTGGGGAAGGTGTTTTCAATATAAAACACACGGATGAATTTAAAGAAAAAATGCGAAAAAGGATGACTGGGAAAAACAATCCTTTTTATGGTAAAAAGCATCCAGAGAAATTATTGAATCAAATATCTGAAAAATTAAAAGGACGACCAAGTCCTAAAAAAGGCACGATTATGAATGAAGAATCGAAAAAGAAAATGCGAAATAGTGCTATTGAAAGATTTAAAAATAATATTCATCCAATGTTAGGTAAAAAATTCACTGAAGAATCGAAAGAGAAAATGCGACAGGCTAAATTAGGTAAAAAATTATCAATAGAACATATAGATAAATTAAAAAATAGAAAAATAACCAATGAAACTCGTTTAAAACTTTCTTTGGCAGCTAAAGAAAATTGGAGAAAACGCAAAGAATGTGAGGAAAAATGATAAATTTTGACGTAGCGCCTTATTATGATGATTATGACGAAACAAAATTATTCCAGCGGATTATGTTCAAACCAGGGACTGCTGTTCAGGCAAGGGAACTAACACAACTCCAGACAATACTTCAAAAACAAATTGAGCGTCATGGTGAGCATATATTTAAAGATGGCTCTAAGGTTATTGATGGTGGTATTACAATGGATACCAGTATTAAACATGTTAAATTAGAACCACTTTATATTACTACATCTATTGATGTAAATGATTATTTAGGAAAAATAATTACAAATTCTGGTGGATCCAATGCTCAAGCTAGAGTTATTGCTGTTGAAGCTGCGGAAGGTGGTAATCCGGATACTTTATTGATTCACTATATAAATGGTTATACATTTGCTGAGGCTGAAAATATTGCAACAAATGATGGAACTCCAATAAACGCAACCGTTTATTCATCATCCGCCACGGGTGATGCTTCAGTTTGTTCTATAGATAATGGAGTTTATTTTGTAAATGGTTTTTTTGTTCATGTTAATGCTCAAACCATTATTCTTGAAAAATATTCTGCGGATCCGGATTATAGAGTTGGTTTATCAATTTCTGAAAGTTTTATAGAATCAACAGATGCAAATACTGTTCTGGGGAATACGTTATTAGATCCTGCTCAAGGTTCTTATAATTATTCAGCTCCTGGCGCTGATCGTTATAAAATAGAACTAACATTGGTAAAAAAACCTATTTCGGGTGGTACTGATATAACGAATAATGCTGATGTTGATTTTGTTGAATTGATGAGAACAGAAACAGGAGAAGTCACAAAACAAATTGAATATACTGAGTATAATGAATTGGAAGGTAATTTAGCTCGCAGATTATTTGATCAATCCGGTGATTACACTATAAAATCATTCCCAGCTAGATTTGAGGATCATTCATCAAATACAGAATTATTTAATATTGTTCTTGAACCTGGTAAAGCTTATGTGAAAGGGTATGAATTTGAAACTATAGGAAATTCAACTCTTGAAGATATAAGAACAAGAACTTACGATTCCGAAAATAATTTTGACATATATACAAATTTTGGAAATTATTGTTTAGTTTCGGGAGCTAATGGCTTTTTTGAAACTGATACAATGGAAAAACTTGATCTCCATTCTTTATCAGCTTCATCTATCGTTTCAACAAATTCACAAACTTATACTGCTTCCACTATTGGTACTACGAGAATTAGACAATTGAGATATAATTCTGGTGATGCTGCTGGACCTTATGTTTACAAACTACATTTATTTGATACAAAATTTGTTTCTTTGGCAAACACTGCCACAGCTGGAAGTACAACAACAATAACTTTAGCTACGGATGCTTCTTCTATTGATGATTGTTATAATGGAGCTTTGATTACAATAACAGGTGGTGGAGCAAATGGTGATGTTAGATCAATTTTAGATTATGTTGGATCAACTAGAGTAGCTACAGTAAATACAGCTTTTTTTGAAACTGCTAATACATTATCTACGTATAATATTTCTTTTGGTTTCAAAGACACTGAATCATTAGTAACGGTTGATGGATCATTTGCACTACAGAAAAATTTTGATATTGATGTTTCTGGAAAAGAAGGGTTAATATCAACAGGAGATGCTAAATTACACGATACTGTTCCTAATTCTTTGGTTTTTCCTTTTCCACAATCTGAAGTTAAGACATTAAAAATAGGTGGATCATCCGATTCAGACTATGTTTGTACTAGAGTTTTCACATCAATTACTTTTACCGGTGGTCAAGCTACAATCCAAACATTGAATGGTGATGAAAGGTTTTATCCATCTCCATCTGAACCTATTTCTGAAAGTGCTGCTAGGGATTCATATATTGTTGTTGTTACAAACGCTCAATCTTCCGGATATGCTAATGGAGATATTATTTATTTTGATACTGCTGGTGGTAATTTTATAGATTTACCAACTCCTACCGGTGGTGTAGCGGCTGATGCAACTTTTGATGTTTCCTCTAATGAAACATTAACATTTACTGCTGATATTTTAGCCACAATTAATATTAATACAGCTGTTGAACGAGTTAAAGCTAAGGTTACCGGGAACACTACTCATTGCTTTGAAGCTTCAGCTAAATCAGTGCAAGCTACAAATGGACAATTACATATTGCATCTCCGAATAAAATTATTGGTGGTATTGATTCCACGGAAATTTCAGATGGTTGGGATTTAATAAAGGTTGTTGATTCTCAGGATTCCGGAACAGCGGTTTCAAATACTGATATGACTGATACCAGTAAGGATATTACTTCCAGATACACATTTGATAATGGTCAAAGAGATAATTTTTATGATCATTCTTCAATTTCATTAAATCCGGGAAATGTACCTCCCGCTGGTCAAATTTGTATTGTTATTGATTATCACACCACAACAGGAAAAGGATTTTCTTCTGTTGATTCTTATTCTGATTATACTAATATCAATGAATTTGATTCACCAACAACGGAATCTTATGTAAATTTAAGAGATGTTGTGGATTTTAGACCAATAAGAAGAAATAATAATTTAGATGATCCACCTATTTTAGATAATATTCAAATTCCTATTTCAGCTTTGACTTTTGAATGTGATTATGAATATTATCTTGGTAGAATAGATAAAATCACATTGACAAGTGAAAAGGAATTCGCTATTGTTAGAGGAGTACCATCTTTGGAACCAGAAGCTCCAACAGTAGATGCTGATTCGATGACTCTTTACACAATGGATATTCCCGCTTATTTATTTGATCCAGGTCAGATAAATTTAAGATATATTGATAATAGAAGATTTACCATGAGAGATATTGGTAATATCTCAAAAAGAGTTTCACGACCGGAATATTATACTTCTTTTTCTCTTTTAGAACAACAAACTACCAGTATTGATATTAAAGATACAAATGGTAATGATAGATTCAAAAATGGTATTTTTATTGATGTATTCACTGGTCATGCGGCTGCTGAAACTGATAATATAGATTACAATTGTTCAGTTGATTTTGAAAATAATATTTTGAGACCACCATTTATAAAGGACCAAGTTCCTTTTCTTTATGATTCCGCGGGTTCTACGAATATTACACAAGATGGTGATTTATTAACTTTGGATTATACATTGACACCTTATATCACACAAGCATTATCATCCAAATCTTTGAATGTTAATCCTTATAATATTGTCAATTATATTGGTTCTTTAAATATTACTCCAGAATCAGATACATGGATTGATACGGTTAGACGACCTACCGTTTCTGTAAATTTAATGGGTGAAAATGATGCTTGGGAAAGAATGCTTGGTAATGTTGCTGGAACAAGATGGAATGATTGGCAAACTATAGGCCAAGGTATTGAAAACAGAGATAATGGTTCTCAAGGATGGAGAACATCAAATATAGAACGAAGGAGTTTTCCTCCATTTTTAAGAAGAACTTGGGTAAGAACTATTAATCAATCTCAGGTTGAAGTTACAAGACAAAATAGAGCTGGAGTTAGAATTGATGTTACTTCCGAAACTGTTACGAGGGATTTGGGAGATAGAATTGTTGATATTTCCGTTGTTCCATTTATGCGAAGTAGGAATGGAACTGGAGGACCACCGAGATATCCAATTGTTTTTGTTGGTCGTAGTATGAAGCCAAACACGGTTATGTATCCGTTTTTTGATGATGTTGACGTTTCATCTTATTGCGGACCTTGTGCTACTATACAAGTAACCGGTGCTTCAGGATTATTTAGAGATAATCCTTATGAATTGATTACTTGGTCGGGTGGTAGTGCTCAAGTTGCTGTAGATTCCACAGTAAATGGCGCAGGAACTATTCATATTTTCTTTGTCACAGGATCTAGTCCTAATGGTAATGTAATAACAGGATCGTTATCCGGTTCTACAGCCACAGTAACCTCTTATGTAGCTAAATCATTAGGGACCATAACAACGAATGGTTTTGGGGAAATAGCCGGTGAATTTCAATTACCAAGTTCTGATGCTTTACATTTTAGAACGGGAGAAAAGAATTTAAAATTAACCGATTCTTCAATAAATGATAATAATTCAGCTATTTCAGCTGCTTCGGCTCAATATTTTGCACAAGGGATGTTGCAAACTAGACAAGGATTGACAGTATCAACTAGGATGCCTATTATTCAAACTACAATGTTGAATGAAGGTAGACGACTTGAAAGAACTGTTGGTCAAACGAATAGAACGGTAACAAGACGAGGAGGCTGGTTTGATCCACTAGCACAAACTTTTTTAGTGAATAGACAATTAAATCCTAATGGAATTTTTATTAAAAATGTTAGGATTTGTTTTGCTACTAAGGATGATACGGTTCAACCAGTAACACTTGAAATTAGACCAACAGTAAATGGATATCCACATTCACATATTATAATACCATTTGCTAGAAAAACATTAAAACCAGCTCAGGTTAATATAACCACAGCTCCTGATTTTACTACATCAACTGAATATACACAATTTGATTTTCCTTCTCCTGTTTATTTACAACCTGGTGAATATGCAATTGTTGTTCATACAAATTCATTGAAATATGAAATCTATGTCGCTCAAATGGGTGGAATAGTTATTGGTGGATCCGAAAGAATTACAAAACAACCATACGCTGGTGTATTGTTTAAATCACAAAATTCATCAACTTGGACACCAAACCAGGAAGAGGATATAATGTTTCAAGTGAATAGATGTGATTTTTCATCTTCAAATGGAACAATCCAATACCATGCTGATGATATTGGATCTACAGAAAAACATTATGAATTGTTCAATATTACAACTTCTGATTTGAATTTTGCTAATACGGCTGTTGAATATTCTTATAGATCAACATTTTCCGCTAATAATTTCTTGGAAACGGTTTATACTGGATGTATTGTAAACACTAATAATAGATTGAAAGCTGAGAGACAATTAGATGCTAATTCAAATACATCATTTTTCTTGCAAGCTGAAGTTTCATCCGAAGCTTTGGAAGTCAGTCCTGTTATTGATATTTCAAGATTAGCATTGACTTTTGTCGATAATGTTGTCAATAATGGAGAACTCACAGCTAATAATATTACAATTACCGATGGAGGAACTGGATATGATCCAGCAAATACCACTGTTGCTATTTCAGGAGGTGGTGGTTCATCATGGCAAGGAACTGTTGATATTACAGCCAATGTTGTAACCGGTATTACAGTAACTAATTCAGGAAAAGAATATATTGAAACTCCATTACTTACTATCACCGATGTTTCTGGTGTACCCGGAACTGGTGCTACTGCTGTTGTTAATGGTGAAACGGATGCTTCTGGTGGTAATATAACAGCTAAATATATTTCCCAAAGAGTAACATTGGAAGATGGTTTTGACGCTAAAGATTTGAAATGTTATTTTGATTTTATGAGACTTCCTCAATGTAGAGCTGAAGTTTATTATAAAGTTCTTTCTGCGGATGATCCTGATGTTTTTGCAATCAAGAAATGGATAAAATTTCAACAATTAAATGCGACAACAGTATTTTCAGATGATGAGGAACAATACCTTGAATATTCATGGTTTACTTCTAATGATCCATTGCAACCACCCATTACCTATACTTCCGATGATGGTTTAACAACTTATGAAAATTTTAAAAGTTTTCAAATAAAAATTGTAATGTTGAGTAATAATTCTGCGTTTGTACCTAAAATCAAAAATTTAAGAGTGATAGCATTGGATCAATAATTATGGCTACAATGAGAAGTGAAAGAATAGATAAATTGACTAAAGATGAAAAATGGTTCAGACCAGCTGGTAAAGAATCACAATTACTTTCTAATGATTATGCTGGTCTATTATCACATAGAGAAAAAATTAAAAAGAAAAAAGCAGAAATAAATAGAATAAACAAATTGGAATCTGATGTATCGGAAATGAAAGATATGTTACAACAAATATTGGAGAAATTATAAATGCCCCTTTCTTTGGCTAATACGGTCCTTACGGATAATGTTGATGAATTCCGGACTAAAACTAATTTGGTTACGGTAGAGGTGAACAAATTAGGTCAGGTTGATAATCTCACGACTGCTAACACAACTGATTTAACACTTGCTGTCAATCAATTGGATGCTTCCGCAATGAAGTATACAGCAAATACTGGTTCCAATGTTTCTATAGATTCTGCTACTTTCGTTATTGACACCACAAACAACCGAGTCGGAGTAGGAAACACAGCTCCATTGGATGATTTTGAGGTGTTCAATGCTTCTGATCCAGGAATTTCTGTAAGAACTCCAACACAAGATTGGCGTGTAAAACAAACAGGATCCACTCTTACTATCCGTGACGAAACCACAACCACAGACAGATACACTATTACAACAGCTGGGGTTCATGCGGTTACAGGAAATGTGGCTTTTGATACCGATACACTTTTTGTGGATGCGACGAATGACAGGGTAGGTATCAACAAGATTCCTACTGTTGACCTTGAAGTCCTGAATGCTGGAGCTGTTGCTGAAGTCAAAGTCCTTTCCGGAGGTATTGATTCACTTTCAGAAGTTTCAATTGAGAATGATGCGAAAGAATGGAAACTCCAAACAACTGGTGTTGATGCTTTCACTATTAGGGATGAAACAGGCACTACAGACAGATATTCAATCTCCACAACAGGTACTCATTCTGTAACAGGAAATGTGGCGTTTGATGTTGATACCGTAATGATTGATGCTTCCAATGACCGACTTGGTGTTGGACGGACTCCTACTGTTGACTTGGATGTTTACAATGCCACAACACCAGCTGAAGTGAAAATCCAAAGTGGTGGTGTTGATTCTGTTGCTGAATTGTCACTTGAAAATGATGCCAAAGAATACAAGGTACAAACCACTGGTGCTGATGCTTTTGTGATACGTGATGAAACTGGTACGACTGACAGATATACCATTTCCTCAGCTGGGGAACATACAATCACAGGAAATACAACTGTTACTCTCAATATGGTGGTTTCAGGGAATCTCACGGTTTCAGGAACTACTACCACTGTTAACACTTCCACATTCACAGCTGAAGATAATATAATCCTGTTGAATTCAGGTGAACCTGGTGCGGTTGTAACAGAAGGAATTGCTGGTATAGAAATAGACAGAGGTACTGGAACAAACTATCAACTACTTTTTGATGATTCAGTTGATAGATTTGAAGTTGGAATGGCTGGTTCATTACAAGCTGTTGCAACCAGAGAAGATACACCAACAGATAACGGGTTTGCTTTTTGGGATACGGCAACATTGAAGTTTGAAACATCCGCTAATCTTCTTTATGATGGTTCCACACTCACAACAAATGGTTTACAAGTAAATGGTACAATCACTCAAGGTATTGATGGTACGGGATATGACACCACACTTTATTCGGCAGCTGCTGGTGCTTTCTTTCTTTGGGATGAAAGTGCTAATCAACTTCAGTTGCGTGGAGCTACAGCTGCTGGACCAGGACATTTACTTCTTTCAACTGGTGAAACCACAACGGTTGCGGCTGATGTTTTAGGAAGAATAGACTTTCAAGCACCTGTTGATGCTGCTGGAACAGATGCTATTTTGGTTGCTGCTTCAATTTATGCCGAGGCTGGTGATACATTTTCAGCTACCGTGAATGACACCGATTTGGTTTTCGCAACCGGTGTTTCCGAAACAGCTGTTGAAAGATTGAGAATAGATGCTGATGGATTGAATATTCCAACAGGTGATGATTATTCCATAAACGGTGTTTCAATGTTGTCTTCCACAGCTCTCGGAACTTCGGTTGTTTCATCTTCATTGACTTCGGTTGGAACATTGACCGGATTGTCAATGGGTGGAAATATTGTGATGGGAGACAATTCCGCCACTGGTATGAATACTATTACTTTCACTGATGTAAATGGAACAATTGCTGGAATAGAAAATCAAAATCTACTTGACAAAACAGCTATCGAAACAATTTCAGCCGCTTGGACACACACCGGAGCAATCACGGTTGGAGTTGATGATACTGGACATGATGTTTTGATGTATGGAGCGAGTGCTGGTGCATTTGGACTTTGGGATGAAAGTGCTGATAAATTAGAATTGAGAGGTGCCACAGCTGCTGGTCCCGGATCATTATTACTTTCAACAGGTGAATTATCTGTTGCTGGATCTGATGTCCTTGGACAAATTGATTTTCAAGCACCTGTTGATGCCTCTGGATCCGATGCTATTTTGGTTGCTGCTTCAATTTATGCTGAAGCTGGTTCCGCCTTTTCAACAGTAAATAATGATACGGATTTGGTTTTTGCCACAGCATTTTCAGAATTAGCCGCAGAAAAAATGAGATTGGATGGTGCTGGGAGATTAGGTATCAACACAACAACAGCACAATCACTTTTGGATGTGAGAGGCGATGCTGGAGCTGCTGGTATATTGACACTTTCAACAGCTGAAACCACAACGGTTGATGGTGATAAACTTGGACAAATAGACTTTCAAGCACCAGAGGATGCAGCAGGAACTGATGCTATTTTAGTAGCGGCGAGTATATGGGCTGAAGCTAATGCGACTTTTTCAGCTTCAGTGAATGATACAGATTTGGTTTTTGCTACTGCGGCATCTGAAGTTGCTGCTGAAAAAATGAGATTATCAGCTGCGGGAGATTTGACGGTTGCTTCCGGTGGTAACATAAATATTACATCCGGTGCTCTTCAATTCGCTGGAACCTCAATCTTTTCAGGGACCCATACATGGAGTGCGGCCCAAACATTCTCGGTGACTCCTGTTTTTTCATCTGAAGTCAATTTTGCTAACGGAATAAAAGCTGCGAAACAGGCATATTTTGATTCCACTACAGGAGGCACACTCACACCTGGTGCCACTATAGCTTGGAACTTAACTGATAAACAAGTAACAACCATCACACTTGACGGTTCGGCAAACGTATTTTCAGCACCAACAAATATGAAAAATGGAGGAACATATATTTTAGCAATCAAGCAAGATTCTACGGGATCCAGAACGGCAACATGGAATTCAGTTTTCAAATGGCCTTCTGGAACGGCTCCAGTATTGACAACAACACCAACAACAGGATTTGATTTGTTAACATTCTATTGTGACGGTACAAATCTTTACGGAAATATTACGGCAAATTTCCTGTAGATAAATACAAGAAACCCTAATTATTAATAGAAAGGTGAAATATCATGAATAAATATACATTAACAAAAGAACAAATGCAATTTTTATTTGATTCATTGAGTGAAATACCAGCTAAATATTCAAGGAATATTATGAATCATTTAGAAGTGTGGGTAAAAGAATATGAAAAGAAAGTGGAACAAGAAAAAACGAATTTGGATGAGGATCTTTCAGAAAACTAAAAAAGGTAAATAATCGTGGCTCAGATCGCACAAAATTTTTCTTCGGCTAATACCTTCAATGAAATGGTTGTAAAGGTAGTTGAAATTATTGATGAAACCAACTGGTCATTGAAATACACTGGAGTTGCAGGTTCAAATGTTGCTATAGATACGGACACTTTTTCAATAGACACACTGAACAACCGAGTAGGTGTAGGAACAACAACTCCACTTGGTGATGTTGAAATTGAAAATACCGCCAGTCCTCAATTGGTGATCCACGATTCCGACGCTACGTCCACAGAAAGAATAATTCGTTTGGTACATGACGGAACCGACGCCAAATTCCAAGGACGAGATGACACGAATGCTGGAGCTGGTGCAGTAGGTGATATTCTTTCAATGAATATGAATACTGGTCATGTCACTATTTCCAATGGCCTAACTGTTTATGGTGCGGTTGCTAATGTTGCTGTGACTGATTTGACGGTTGCTGATAAACTCATAATTCTGAATGACGGTGAAGCTGGTGCGGGAGTTGGTGGTGGTACCGGCGTTTCTGGTATAGAAGTTGAGCGTGGGAGTTTAACTAATTATCAATTTCTATACGACGAAAATTCTACCTCATTTGAAATCGGTGAAACAGGATCACTCCAAGCTGTTGCAACCAGAGAAGATGCGCCGGTTGATACGGCTTTGGCATTCTGGAACAATGCTTCATCA